ATAAAAATCTTCTCCAGCGTGGGATCCGTCAGACGTTCAAGAACAATACAGGCATTGCCATCGATTACCAAAACCCAGATGATCTCTATGGTATCATGCGAATGGTGTTTATCAACAACTCCGGTGATCAATACAGTCGAGTGAATGAACAGGTCAGGGAGATTAACACTCGTGTCATCACCACCGCCCTGTCCCAAATCCAAACCGGTGTGTCCCAATACATCGCGTATACCCGTGACATCGATACAATTAGTGTTCCCCTGGATCAGCCAGTCAATACCAGTACCTACGGAAAGAAGATTGACTTCAACAACAAGATTGGTATCAATTAAAGATTGGAACCCAAAGAATAATAAGTCATGAGCCTAAACTATTACAAAGTGGAAACTGAGAAAGTGTGTAGATCCAAGGGATGGGATCGTGCCCCGTTGGATACGGTATGGCTCTTACTCTCGGAAGAAGTTGGTGAGCTCGCATCTGCGATCAGACAGTACAAGAAAACGTTCAAGAAACAAAACCTCAAGAAGGAGCGGGGTACTGATGTCATGATGGAAATGGGGGATGTATTTAGTTATCTCTTCCAATTGGCGCACATGTTGAATGTTGATTTAGATAAAATGTGGGAAGAACATAAATATAAAATGAAGGACAAAAATTATAATGTGAAGTAGTACTAACAGCGATGAGTAAGTTTATGCTCAACGACGAGAATATCATTAATGACGTGAACCCATTTGTTACACACGACTTCTCCCTTCCAGGGGGTGTGCGACAGACAGGTGATTTTGCGGATTTTGTCGAGGTGAAGAAGTCTACTGGAGTACCAGTGGCCGAGAAAAGTGTCTTCTGTAGTACCGGTCTTTGTGCTGATGAGACTAAACCTTGTCTCATTAAGAAAAAGGTGCGCCCCCAACGTAACATTGATTACGGCTTTACACGAGACCGACCCCAACAGAAGATTGTAGTGGGTGTCTCGAACAAAAGTATTCCATACCTTTGGATATTTTTAGTCCTCCTTTTTATTGTTCTAACTCTATTATACGTAAGACGTTGAAGAAGTATTCAAGTCTCGACTTTTTCGTACATTCCTGAATAGCGTGGGGAATATACTTCTTACACAACTTCTTGATAAACTCCATCTGCCAAGCACTCTCCATATTTACACGGGGTGGTTGGAATGTTGGATCAATGATCTTTGTAGCATGCGCAATTCGTACATATACCTTACTAGACTGTTCATAAACCATGATATTTTCGAGTACAAGCTCTGCCATTCTCTGTCTAACCTCAATCGTTTTTTTCACCATTGAATCGAGAAACTTTTCGTAAGGAATCGAGTGCTTCCCGGATTGGAGGTGTATCCAATCTGCAAGTGGTTCTGTATTGATATAATCCGTGAAAGTTGAGTACCCCTTTCCTTTCATATATCGGTCATATACGATTTCAACGTATGAAAGGTCAGACTCAACATCATGTACATGTTTAGCAGAACGGATAAAGGAAGTCATCTAGATTTATGGTGAGTGTTTTCTTTAAACACCTAAGTAGATCAATCGTAGCTGTAAAACTATGCTATAAAAATGTATTCTTCAATCGCCAACAACAGTTTTTCGTACCTATTGACCCTCGAAGATATACGAAAAGCTTTACCAGATGAGACCCGACCCTCATGGATAAAGATTACGACGATCACTATGGTCTCGAGCTTTATGCAAGTGATTGACATAAAGCGACTCCGAAGCACTTTCGAGAGGATCGGTTCCTATAAGATGCGACGCGAGGGGACGAACACTGATGGTTTTGAGTGGACACTGAAACCCACTACATTTTATAACCAAGTGACACTCACCTACCATGACACGTACAGTACCAAGTCTGTAAAAGTGTTCCCCAATGGAAGTATTCAAGTTGCGGGGTGTTGTGACCTCTTTGACTGTAAGCGTATCATCACCCAACTCATCCAGATCTTCAAGACTTTTTTGGATATGGAAAGTAGTATTTCCAGTGATTCCTTTCGAGTTGTCATGATCAACTCTAACTTTAGTCTCAACTACAATGTCAACCTCATGAAGGTGGCTGACTGGTTCGAAGAGTACAATGACATCTTCAAGGTTTCTTTCGAACCAGATAGATACTCGGCGGTGAAAATTAAATTTAAACCAGCCCATGAGATGAAAGAGATTACTTGCAGTATCTTCAGTACTGGGAAGATTATTATTACTGGTGCAGAGACTCTAAAAGAGATTGCATTTGCTTACAATATCATCAACCAGCACATCAATGAAAATGATGATATTCGAGTGTCTCGTACAGAGGAGACTGACGTCTTTGATATTTTCTTGGGGTACAAATGTGACCCTTTTATCAAAAAGCTCAGAGAGAAGGGGTTTGAATCTTGGATGAAGACGATTACGAACCGACAAATTAATTTCTGATGTAATAATAACAAAATGTCTCAGCGACTTGGTATGGCCGACGGTCGGTGTTTCACCATGAACTCTTCAGCCCAACTCTTTAACAACTATATCATGAAACAGAACAATATTTCATTCGAGGACAACTATTCGTACCGCCAACTCCTCCAAAAGCAGGGCCCCCAAGTGATGACCCAAGTGCAGGAGCAACAGGGTAAGGCGAACTGCAACGATTGCAACGTACCCCTCCTCAAGATGCCCGATGTCTATTAACTGAGCGAAATCACGAAAAAAACTTTAAATCCTCCCTATAGAATGTCGACGTGTTCTATATGTCTCGGTGAAGTCAGATCGACGAGGACAAATCCTCCGATCCGATGTGGACATATATTTCATTCCCACTGTCTACAGGGATGGAAAGACCGAGGTAAGAATACATGTCCAACTTGTAGAAAGGTATTTGATGCTTCTCCGTTTAAAATCACGGTGACGATTCAAAACAATTACACAGCAGAGGCAAACTCTGTGTCCTTGAACGAAGAATCTATATTTGACATACTAGACCTATTTGATATCAATTTTGATGTCGAAAATTTACCCGACCTAGACAGTATTCTTACGGACCTTGGGATGAGTCTTACCGACTTTGATCCCAGTGTTTTTCACGCAGAAGGATGAACAGTACTTTTCATAGTTTAGACCTGGATAGTTCCGCGAAGCTTTACGGGGATCCATTATAACCTTCCCCTTCGCATCAGTCAGAAGTGGTCCAGTAGCCCACCCACGCTTGTGACTGAATACGGTCGCCTTGAATAGGATACGCTTACCAACTTTAAACGAACCAGCCTTCGATACCCGCGACACTGGAACCTTGAAGAATTTGGAAACGGATACAGCGGTATCACCTGGTTTGATTTTATACTCAATTACACTATGTTGTTTGTAAAAGTGGAAATCGCCTTGACGGATGTAATTCATTGGACGCCCAGGCGACACAAACATCATAACTTTATAGTATCCCTTTTTACACTTTTCAGTAGCGTCGACCCTGTACACCTTCTTAGGGTTATCGGATACGACACGGTTTGGAAGACCTGTGCAATGGGTATACGTATGATTTCCATTTGAGAGTCCCGATCGGTCACCAGGAATAGACTTTTGCCACCTGTATGCTTCATAGTCACCCACTGCATAGGCGTAACAGTTATTATTACCAATACCCGTCGTCGTTCCCCACCTCCGATTCGTATACAGAGGCTCGGAACCACTCGGTGGCGGTCCCTTCATTTGTAATGTAACCAGAAAAAAATATCAGTACATAACAAATGATTCAAGAAGTTACCAAGGCTCAATCCAAGTCTGACGCGTTCACCGAGCTCCTCGTCTTTGTGCTTACCGTACTCGTCAGCACGTTCCTCCTCCGTCTCGTATGGAACCGGTCTCTCGTGAAACACATCACCGTGCTCAAGCCCCTCAACACCTTGCTTGATGCTTTCATTCTCGCACTTTCCCTCCAGGTTGTGCGTGGCATTTAAACTTCCTTGTACCCAACAGTCTTCTCACCCTCGGGGCTGACAAGAGTGGGATACGCATCCATACCTTTGCACCCCTCTTTGTCACAATCGACGAAAGTGTGAGGTTTACCACTCTTCTTCATATGTTCTAACTGCTTACGAGTCCAACCACAACCCATGGTCCCGTAAACAGTCCAACCCTCCACAACCTTCGTGGCCTGTCCAGTCTTCATGAGAATAATGATGTTGATCAGTGCGAGAATAATGAACGCGAGCATTGTTTTATATCATAACTGAACATTTATTTTCGACGGATAACAAGTTTTGGTTTTGCTTTCATCGCCGCAATCGCGCGAGCCATCGCCGCTTTTTGATTGACTGGTGTTATAGGTTTAGGAGCTTGTATGATAACTCGTGGTTGGGATTTCTTCACGGGGATCACCATTTGTAAGGCTGTTTCACCAGTAAAGAAAGGTTTCGAGAGAACAGTCTCAAAACTTGGAATCGTATGACTCTTATTACCGCGAAGCCTGTACATCTTAACCTTTTCTGACATTCTATCCAGATATTCGGGTGATAATAGAGACTGTACGAGAGATTTCACGCGTCTTTCTGTCATGTTATGAGGTTGTATCGTCAGACCATACATGGTGTTCAAAAAAAAGTGTAAATCATAAAACTTATCAGACTTTCTAGAGATTCCGATGTTTTTGTAATTGTTGGTATTAATGAGAGGATTCTTAATTCGAGGAAATACAGAAAATCCAAAATCAATTATCACCGCCTCAACACCACCATTAGAAATTGTATATTTTTTGTCTTTCAACTTAATTTGAATATCCTTCTTGGGAACTGGGCGCACTAAAACATTTCCACCATGAAGATCGTGATGCCTAAACCCTGGATACTTTTCCTGAATGCGGTACAGGTTATATAGCACTTGCGCCATAACAGACTTTGTCGCTTCTAGGGTGGGTCTAGTTTCGAACCATTTGTTAAGTTCTTGTCCTCTAATGTATTCGGAATAGAGAATGTCTTTGTTGTCACATGTTTTATACAAGTACATTTTGGGGACAGCAAAACCTTCCAACTTTTTTGCAATTGTGTATTCCATTTTTGGATTGATAGTGTCAAGTGCATTCTTATACTTTGCGAGTGGGATGTTATCAGTCAACGAAGGTGTCTTAATTTCTTTGTAGACGATGTACTTCTCACATTTATCATCGACACATCCACGATAGACCTTACCGTACTCACCTTCACCAATTTTTACGGCTCCCTTGGTCATCGTTCCATCTTTCTTTTTCAACCAGAGGTGTGACGCAGGGGCGCACGCCTTTTTACCCCTGAGTATTTTCTTTAGGGTAGCGTTCATGATACTATTACATTACATATTTTTGTAGTTTGTCGATACACTCAACATAGGCTTCGTCTGTGAGAACACCCCTTCTTCTCAAACTTTTGTAATGTTTGGCGACAATTTCGATATTCGATTTCATCCATTGTATTTTTTCTTTATTGAGTTCCTGATTTTTATGAATCCTCATACACTCACCTTCGTGGATGATTGCCTTACATATAGAACACCCTCTATTTAGGGTTCGTGTATCTTGACAGACACATTCGTCACCAAGACTGCACTGACCCCCAACCAACCATCCATTCATCCCCGCACCAAAATCTGTGTGCACAGCTTTATCATGTCCCAGAATGATAGAGACATTTTCCTGAACGGTTCTGGGAATACATCCATCACATTTAAACACATCGATATGAATTGGACCATCAAAGTTAATTTCATTGTTAACATTTACTAAACCGAGATTCATTATTATATTCGTAAGAAAATTAATTAATCTTACCAATATGGTTTTTTAAAGTGTATATAATTTGAAATTTACTCATCAACCTCTTCTTCGATCTCTTCCTCAACCTCATCCTCTGGGAGATCGAGACCTTGGAAGGCGAATGAAGGAAGTTTGACAGACTGTTCGAGGAGCGTCTGTTGAAGGCGAATGGTGACACCAAACTTATTATCGATGAACCAAATTTGGTTGAGATCAACGATGGCCATACACTTCTGCCCCTTCTCGATAGTGTCAAGGGTGACAGGCTGCTTCTGCATCGAGTACGCTTCGGGTACAAAAGTCCCATCGGGTTTGGTGAGAACCTTGAGTTTGATAGTAGAGGGATACTGCTCCTTACCGGGGCGAATCATAGGCTTGTAGAGGGCCTCCTTGAGAACAGCTACATTGAACTCCTTCCCGAGCCACTCCTTGGAGTTGGCAGCGACAGTATTCACGATAATGTCATCAAGCTCCTTGAGCTTGTCATGGAGCTCCACCGCCTCGGCATTATCGGGGTCGAAGGAAAGGTCCAGGGAATAGGATGTGCGTCCAGTACCTTCATCAGTGAAAGAACTCAGGCCATATGGGGATCGCATGAAAGGGAACTGAATGTAGAGTTTCTTGTTGTCGCCGGCGTTGAGATAGACGGCCTTGCCGCCATTTTTGTTTTTACGAAGTTTCGAAAATTGCACAGACTTGGCAGAGAAATCGGAGGAGCGTTGGATAGTGAGCGACATTGTTTGGTGGTTATATATATCTTAGGGGGCTCGACTTTAAGTAAGTTTTTTTGTTGGTATATATCAAAAGTAATAATGGGTCTTTTTAAAGATTGTGGTTGTGGCTGTAACGGCAAAAAGCAGGAGAACAAACTTGTCATCTCCATCATCTCTGGTTTGACATTTTTCATCGTGGCAAACCCAGAGACTTTCCGTCTCGTCAGGCGAGTATTGGGTCCCAGGATCGCCACCCCCACCGGATGCCCCTCTACGATGGGTCTCCTCGTGCACACACTAGTGTTCATCCTAATCGTTTGGGGTATGATGAACCTCAAGAAGGAACGCAAAGCCAAGTCGGGATGTGGATGCAGTGAAAAGAAAGTGGTGAAGAAGGGTGAGAAGGTTGTCACCGCGCCCCCAGTTCCCATGGTTGAGGTACCCGAACCCACTCCTAATTTTGGTGAGAATCAGGTAGAATTGGTCGACAGTGGTCGTAACCTCGCCCCCATGTCATTGGATTCTGCTGGTGTTCTTTTTTAAAAGTCCTCATCGAAACCAATTTCATCGGAGGTGTCGTCCATCTTCCCGTAGTCCCCCACCCGCTTCTCGAAGAAGTTTGTTTTACCGTCAAGGCTAATATTCTCCATGAAATCGAATGGATTTTTGGAGTTCCATA